CTTAGAGAGTAGTATGAGAGTGTTGTGTGTAGGGGTGGGTGTTAGTGGTGTGGGTGGAGGGGGGTTGTTCTATGACCTCCCCCAACTGTGCTATTATGAGTAGCTTGTTACCGCCACCTGATGCTATATCAGATATACTGAACGGAAATGTTCCCATGGGGATTCAGAGATACATAAACTATCTTATGGATCCTGCAAGAGAAGATACTGTTGTCTGCCTATTAGCTGCATTATATCAGAAGCCTACAAACTTCTTGTTATATGCAGATTATGAAGCGGATAATGAATTCCATATACTCTCTACTCTATCTAACTTCTTAGGAAATGCATTTGGTATAATAGTAGGTCAGTATAAGGTTACTCCTGCTGGATCTATTGCATGCCCAGCTCATGATTACACTATAGCAGATTTGTTATACGTGAATCACTATATCTCTGTACAAGAGTATGCTATGATGATTCCTCCAGATGCGGTACCATCAGCAAGAGCATGTTCTGAGATCTTGAGACATATTAACTATGGATTCAACTCCATGGAAGATTGTGTAAGAGCATGTTTAGGAATGCTCAATGATGTAAGAACAGAAATTACTACAGGAAAGCAATCTCCTGTATTGATGGCAACTCCTGTTCTATCTAAGGATGCTCTAGTAGAGTTACAGCAGCGTAGATCTCAATATGTAGCAATGGGTAAGCCTCAAGGATAAGAAGAGAAGGAATGGGTCTAATCCCATTCCTTTCTTTTTTTTTGTTATCATGTAATATCTATAAGACAGCCAGATAAAGTTCTCTATCTAATAGGATAGATGAAGCATATATTATATTAGGGAGGAATTATCCATGTCTAATAAGATTCGTACTCTTCCTCATTCTGGTTTTAACAAGAAGCCTAAGTATAAAAAGAAACAGGCTAATCGTTCTCAGTCACAGAATCCCACCAATCAGAATAGAAGACCTATTCCTAATGGATCTCTTGTAGAACCCACAGAGAAGTATCAGAAGACAATCGATTATATCTACAAGAAAGGATTCTTTGTTACGGCGGCATATGGCAATAAGGTCCGCGTTCATCAGATCAAAGAGTTTAGAGTAGATGGAAGAGATGTTCCTGTGCTTATTGTAGACTTTGAGTATAGGAATAATAAGCAAGAGATGGTTCGTCGTAAGAAAGTATATCGTATCGTTAGATACAATGATAAAGAGATTGTTGGCATGGAGTCAAGGAATACCAATACTCAGGTATATAATAGAGTCAATGTAAAGATTCCCGAGAGAACTCAAGAACCTAGGCTTATTCGTAAACCTCATAACAACAATAGGTATAGAAATTGGAACAATTCCGAGTCTTAAAGATTTTTTCGATTACACACTATAGATATGATATAAGGAGAGGTATAGACACAGGACAGGCGGTCGTCAACACGGCCGCTTGTCTCTGCGTGTCTATGACATTAGTCTATACCTCTCCCCTATTATTTTTGGTGTTGATGTCTCATATAGCCATGCTCCAGAGTTCCGAGAGGAACCTCGTCTTGGTCGGTGCCACCAATTATAATAGGTAAGTGTCAACATGCCATACGGCATGCAACTGAGGGGTACCTACGGTTAAATCGCGTAGCTTATTTCGAAAGGTAGTCGCATGGTATGTATAAAAATCTAAAATAAAACGATTGGGAGGGCCGGCCTACTGGGGGTACTATGGTTAGTTCAATAGAGGGGAAACTCTTTATTGAACACATAGCATCCTCAGGGCTGGCCCTCCCACCACGGTGTTCCAAGGGATTTTATAGGGGTTTTTTGTAATGAAACTCACATTTGTAGATCCTACTATGGATCCAAGGTTATTAGATTGGGCAAGTAGTAAGAGCATCTCAGGATGTTGTTCTATATATAGATTCTATACGATCTATATGTATGGCAAGTCTTTGGATAACCTTATACCATCTAATGATTGCATGCAGATCTTGAAGAAGTGTGGATTTGGTGACTCTAATACTATAGAGTTCGATCAGAGATATGCTGCTGAACTGTTGTGTGATCCCATGAAGTTCGTGGATTTAGTAACAATTCTCTTATCCTTACAGAGGGATCAAGAGACTATTATCATATCGAACTATCTCCATCCATATGCAATGCCTATAGTGGAGAGTTTGATAAAGTTTATTCAAGAGAGGTATTCTATACAGTCATATGTAGTCAATGATTGTATGGATATCAATGACTTGAAAGTATCAGAGTTTGATACTGAGTATGGATATGAAAACTTTGTATCTGATATAGATAGATTTCATACACAGTATCCAAACAACGGTGTTACAACTGTATTTGATATCTAGAAGAAGAAAGGAGGTTATCTCTTTTGGAACTTCTAAGCAAGTTATATGAGAAGAATTCATATGTAGCACCATATGAATATCTCATAAACGCGACTATTCGTGAATATGATATGGAGAAAGCCAACATCAGTATCTTAGCTGATGAAGGATTGATCTCCAAATCACAGTATGATTACTACGCTGCTCTACCTAAGCGGCAAAGGGAGGTAGAAGTGGGGATCCTTCAAAGGGATAACCCTTCTATTCTTAGTGGGTTAAAGCGAGGCTTTGTTAGGGCTCGGGAGAAATTCTTTCGAGTTAATGCTATTAGAGACTCTAGTCTTCTCTATATAGACAAAGATTCCATAACGACCATTGAACAGGCAAGAACTTATTTCGGGGTAGGTACTATGCAAACCCGATTAAGTAACTATATTAATTTCAGGTTAAAGAATGAATATACTAGCTTCTATAGGGTCTTTCTTATCGATTTTCTCTATTTTAACGATGGTAATACTGAATCATTTCGGATTAAGAATGCAAATGAAAGAGTACCACTAAAGCATATGCATTATATGATGGATCTGTTATTAAGTATAGCTTATAGTGGACAGAGCAGTCGCGTGCTAGATACGTTGCAGATGATAAAGCACGCATACTGCTCGTATACTAGTGGCGAACTTAGCCCAAATTTCTACCGTGAATTTAATCAGAAATCACAATTCAAGTTAAAGTCCAATAGTACTGCATTTCAGTATTATAGCGACGTATTGATAGATGATCTAGATCTAATAGACAATACGTTCAATGCTGATGTGATAAGGCTATTTTATAGATATTACATGAACGAGTACTTTAAGGGAAATAGATAGCTGATAGGTATAGAACCTATCAGCCATATTTTTTTTTAGTAGAGCTTTATCTGGTTTTGATCATCTGCAATGATGTAATCATCAAGAAGATAGTTGGTAGGAGGAGTAAAGTTACTCTTCCATAGCACTACATCTTTCAGTATAACAAAGTCATTTATTTCGAAATTATGAGGGATAGCAGTGTCTCCTATACCCATATATTTGAATGAGAACATAGGGTACCTTTCTCCATCAATGTTAGTACTACTCATATCATATTGAGCACAAAGCTTTCCATCAAGGAATAACATAGCATTTGGATAATCAAGTATTAATGCTACATAAGTCCACTTGTTAGCTTGAGGAAGGATAGTATCTGAGTGCATAGTGTAGTGGGTATTGTCTATTCTTACTCCATAATTCGATCCATCATATAAATCTAGACTTTGTATAGTATATCTATACCCACTAGCATTTACAATCATATTGTAACTACCACTAGATATAAGATTATACCAGAATGCTATACTAAACTTCTTACCAGTCTGAAGTTTGATTATATCATTATTAGAATAATTTGGGAATAGATTTATAACCCCATTATTGGATCTCAATACATGAGTCCAACTACTTATGGGGGGGGGGGCAGTTGATTCTGATATAGGAATAGAAGTGAATCCATTGTTAGTTATATCAGTTCGATAGCGGTTATCTATACCACCAGCTTTAGCTCGTATATTAACCAACTTCTTCAAGTTTTTGTTCATTTTGTTCATCCTTTATAAAAAATCAGGCTCTATCCATACACGGATAAAGCCATCTTTTGATCTCTATTACTTTAATATCAACTTAATTGCCAAGGATTTGTTCCCATTCTTATAAGCAGAGATCATATACAGTGGTCGGTTGTATATCCCAGGAATCGTCTGCTCATTAAATCTATCCTCAGCAGTGACAGCGAGTTCGTCAGATCTGAATCTTACGTTATATTCATCTTCGTTGACACTTATATCTTCTATATCATTGATATGAAAAGATCCATTCAATAATGCAAAGATTGCTGCGTCTTCTGATGCATTACAAACTTTTTGCTCACTGGTAGAGGATAATTTATCATGAAAATCTAAAAGATTCATAAATTATCTATCCTCCCATGAGTGCATCCTCAACATTCTCGTTTTCTTTCTTTTGTTGGGCACTCTTACTCTTCATTTCTTTTGTTACTACATACCATAGATAATGGAGGAAGCCAATGTCATATTGCATGGCTTCTCCATATGTCATTCTAGCCCTACCACCTGTATTATCGCATATCATCTTTACTCTGGAATATAAGCTGCTGCGGTCGGTAATTGGGCACGTGTAAAAAGGATGTTGAGTGGATTGGAAGGTCTAGCAGGAATAATCTCTCCACAAGTGGGACACTTAGTTGCAGGAACAGCATAAGTGATCTTATCTTGAGCAAACTTAGTTGCAATCTTTGCAGCTTCTGTACTTACTATAGCGCGCTCATCTGGAGTAAAGGTTTTGAATACAGTTTCAATACCACGTACTTTACGCATAGTAGCCTTAGACAGAGAGTTGTCTTTATCCTTATCATTATCGAAGTCAATAGGAGACAGTGTCTTAGAAGCTTTGTCGATAAGATAGATAGTGTCAATATTAGGAAGGATAGATACAATAGAACGATACTTATTAGCGAACTCATCGCTCAATGATGCAGGTTCAAAGAGGTTAGAATAGATAGATGCAGAGATGAATCCTACAGCATATCTATCATTGATTACTCTCGGATGAGACTTATAGAACTGAGAATCTACAGCCTCGGATGCCTGGATCTTATAGAAGCGCTCTTTAACCTTATCATTCGGGAATACAACCATATCCATGATATCCTTCTTCTCAAGGAAGAGTTTCTTACACTTGGGATTCGGACACTCATAAGTGATATAATTTGTATCCTTGAAGTTTACAGCATGGATAGCAAAAAGCAATCCATCAATATCAAAGTCACTGATCTGACGAAGCCATATTTCAAATGATGGCTTATTAGCATTGGTGATATGACGATAGATAGTAGCAAAGATCTTCTTCAGACCAGCAACAGTTTCAAAGCTGGTAGTATTAGGATTGAGATTGATAATCTCTTCACCAGAGAATGTATTCATTTCAATATTCTTACCAGAGTACTGAAGAGGCCATGTAAGAGTAATATTAGACTTACGAGATTCAGATGTTACTACAAGCGCTCTATTCAATTTGATAGGTTTTGTAGATACAGTGAATCCTTCAAGATCATCACTCTTCTCAAGCTGGAGTTTCTCTACGAGATCATCTCGATACTCCTTGATAATCTCTTTAACCTCTTCTTCAGAGAGTTCATCTACTCCAGTGAGATCTTCCATAGCATCGTCTTCATCAGTAAGAACGAGACTATCATCATCGTCTACTGGTTTCTTAGCAGAAGAAGTATCTGTAGATGAAGAACTCATAGTAGTATCTTCCTCTACATCATCAGGATCATTGATAGAGATATCAGGCACCACAGAAGAAGGACCCTTATTAGTACCAATGGTTACAATGTCATCATCAAGGCTAAGATCATCGTCATCTTTAGTAGTGATAGAATCAATAGCCTTCTCGGCATCTCTAGATCCACGAGGACGAGTATTTACCTTAGTCTCTTCAATGCCGAAGTAGTCATTATCGACACCACTCTTAGTGTCTTTAGCAACCTGGAAGAGGATGTATCCCTTACGTTCGAATTCAGTAGCATCATCGAAACGAGGATCAGTATCCATCATCTCGTTGATTTTCTTAATATGCTCTCGAACTGTCTTACTACTCTTAGCCCTCTTCTCAAGCTGAGCATATTTGGTAGTAATATAAGCCTCTTTAGCTTCATTGATACGTCCACCAGGAGCATTCATCTCCTTCTTGGTACGTTCAATACCTTTGTCTGCGAGTTCATATAGGTTATCGAGGTTCTTCCTGATGGGATCCACTTTCTTCTTCGGAGGATTCTTAGCAATATCTTTAATATCAATTGCTTCACTGTACTCCTCCTTTCCATCTCCAGTAGGATGGGCTACATGATGAGTTTCCTCTTTCTTCTCTTCTACTGGCTCTGGTTCTCCCTTAATAACCTCTACTTCTCCTGCATCGATAGACACACTTTTCGGAGTAGCTTTAGTTTTCTTTTCTTCCTTCTTAACCTCTGTATCATCTGTCTCTTCTACACCGAGATCTGCAAGAGAAATCTTCTTTTCTTTCTTGCTCATATGAAAACCTCCTAAGTAGGTTATTTTTTCTTCTTACTAACCCTAACCTGTTTTATCTTTTGAAATCCTTTGCCTTTAAGTTTCTTTCGCTCATTGATCCTTGGTTTCGCTGCTTCTAATCCTCTATCAAGAAGATCTTCCATAGCTCCACTATCTAATTTCCCATTGAAATCAGTAGAACCTTTAGTACCAGTAATACCTCTAGTTGATATAAGTCCAGGAGCTTTACCTTGCTTAAGGATTTCATTCATAGATATCTCTCCGACTTTCTGTTGATGAGATAACTCATCATCAGAGAATCGAATCATTGTATTTTCATCGAAGTCATCTTCGCTTATATACTTTTTTGTGGTAGGGTTGTCTTTTAGTTTAACCCATATATGCAAAGCATATCACTCCTCACTTAGATACGTAAGCTGACTAGATTCTTTGTTGTATGCTAGTTCAAATATGTTACCCCTAACAGCTATACGTATAATCAAACAATTAGTTTCTGTTGGACTCATATAGCATTTTACTTGAACTGGCAACAACTCTGGTACATATGTAGCTACTTGTTCTTCTATATCCATTTGGAGCATATTTATCTCATTATCAAAAGCGAATCTATATCTACCTTTGATATCTACCCCCATATCGGGTATATCAGGTATGCATCCCTTTCGCATAACAATGAGTTTAGCAAGTATTATAATAGCAGAGTTCATAACCCCAGGTTTGATGACACTTAGGTCAACCATTTTAGGCTTGCCAAGATCATCCAACTCTAACAGATATTCCCTTATATTATCTTTACTATCTACTGGTAACTCACTCATAGAATCACCCCACTCTCTTATCTTTAAGTCGCATAAGTGAATTTTCAACTATGTGGCACATCTTAATAATTTAGTTTAACGTGAGGAGGTCAAATTATGAAGTTCAGCTTTAATGATTATGACGATACTGCAGATACCAAACAACCTACAAGAGAGGCTATGGGATTGGCATCTATGAATCCAGTTATGGGTGTTGCTGGACAAGGTTGTATGCTTGTAAACGTAATGAATCACGATAAAGATCTTGAATTAGGATGGAAAGATTATAAAGCGGTATGTAGATCTATGGATCCAAATGATGATCTGTATGGTATAGATCAGAATGGAAGGATTCTAGCAAAGCATAAGCATGATGTTATGGATGCTCCAGATATAGTAACAGAATGCTATATTATCAAAACTCCAGATGTAGATAAGGTTATGAGTAGTATAGAAGAGGAGGCATCTCTTCCATATGAAGACAGACCAGTACATCAGTACGATTATATCTATGAATCATTTACTGGGAAGAAGCTGTTGTCAGAATCTCAGTTAGATCTAGATCCTCTTCTTGAGAAAGTAGAACTAGATAAGATGAGTGGAGTTATGTCTGGGGAAAGTAGTAATACTGATAAGCTTAGTGGTCCTGCTGCTAATAACAAACCAGAAGGAACTGACTATATTCCAGATGTGGATAATCTGAATGGTATGGTAGAGAACTCTCTTCTAGATATAGATCCATATAATATCTTAGAAGCAATAGATAAAGTACAGACAGTAGAACCATATGAAAGAGAAAATATAGAGAATACACTAGATGAATCTATTTTCCATTTTGATGAAGATTCAGTTCAAGAAGATATACAGCCCTTAGATGATAATGAACTCAAGGCTATTACTGAAGATCTTGATACGCTGCAAGAAACTAAGAATAACCTTGATAAGTTCTTTAATAATAACAGCAAACCAAAGAAACCTGGATCATTCTCATTTGACGATAATCCAGATCTAGATGAGTTAGAGCCAAAGTATGATGAATCTATAATTCCTCCTACTCAAGAGAGATTCTCTTTTAAAGATCTATAAGAAGGAGAGTTCATATGAGATTTGAGAAAGTAGAATATGATCAGACTCCAGAAGAGTTGGAGAAACGATTTAAAGACATGATAGAGCGGTTTATAGCACAACGAGGCTCTACTCCAGCTCTTACGCATAATGAGATACAAGTATGGCAACAACAGAATGCAGATGCCATTATTATGAAAGCTTCATACGATTCTGAAAAGAAGTTAGACTATGATTGGGATATATGGTGTGCTATGGACTATGACGACAAAGTAGGTTCTGACACCATGGCTATTAAACTATATGGAATGGATAATAGCACCATATATAATGGGTTTAAGACTATCTTTCTTAGAAAGACTTCTCAGAATCCTGCATCATACGATCCATCACTGGTACTATACAGCCAGCAGAATAATATACTCAAAGATATGATTCAAGGCGTTAAATCTGATAGTGCTATACCGTATCAGATATCAGAAGCATATGAGATGGAAGATAATACAACTATAGCAAATCTCAATAAACAAGCATTTGATGCTATGAGACAGAGTGGATATGCTATGGTAACTGCTGGAGCTAACTCTATAGAAGAGTTGAATAAACAGTACTACAATTATCAATCCATGAGTAGGGATAAGAGAAGCAAAGCAGATACTTACTCTCTTCAGATATATGGAATGGATAACGAACAGCACTACAAAGAACAGTTCGTTAGATTACACAATCCAGACTTTGCTGTAGATACTCCTCCATCTACTATAGATTATCAACCAACAGATGAATCATCTAACTTATTCTCTTTAAATGCTATATTAGATCACATCCATGATACAGATGATCTAATAGAAGCAGCTACTATGGCTGATATAGTTAAGAGAGATATCAAGCCATCTACTATAGTAGAAGAAACTCTTCTTAAGGTAATAGATGATGAGGTAGATAAGAAAGCTAAGAAGTTAGAAGATGAACAACCATTAGGATTTACCCCATACTTCTTCTTACCAGATGAGATAGAAGAGTTAGGAGCTTATTCTGAAGATTCTAATCTATACGGGAAATCTGCTCCTAGTGGAGATATAAGCCCTAATACAAAAGATTGGTTATACAGCTACTATGCTAAAGCATTAGGGTTAAGGCCTCCTATGAGGTGGTCTAACTCTAGATGGAGAGGACAAGTAGAACTTCTGTCTAATAGACTTGGAGATCCCAAACTAGACAACAATCTTATCAACTCTACTAAACAATCTCTGTTAGAGATAGGATGGAATCCAGAAGTAAAGTATGACCAATCTATAGAAGAATCTATATCAGTAGAGACGAATAAGAGATTCTTAGAAAACTTCTCAGAGAGATATCAATTCTTGGATATAACGGAAGCTGCATCTAAGTATGATGAGAAAGTACGTAAAATATCAAAGTCTGATACTCCTATATTGAACTTCTACTTCTTTTCCACTACAGATGACGTAGGAGCTATCACATCTCAAGAAGTTTATATAGGATTGGATATAAATGATGAATACTTATATCCAATAGTAGATGGATTGCTTAGAAGAAGAGTAGAGAACTTTGAAGATATAGTAGCTCATACAAACCAAGATACTAATCTTAAAGTATACTCTATAGGAATGGCTAAGACAGATGCTGATAAGATACAAGATGTGGTGCATAGATACTCTGTAGATCTAGAGTTGTCTAAGTACTCTATGATCAATGCCGTTCTAAGAGAACTAGATATACCAATGGTCATAGAGAATGAGAAACTCTTCTGTGCATATATCTTGGATATGATAGTATTCTTGGCAGATAATCCAGGTGCTATACTAGAACCAATATCAATGGAAGAGATATCCTCTAAGCATATAAGAAGAAGAAGTCTAAGACATGTATACCTAACTTACTCTGGTAAGGCAGATGAGTATACTATCAACCCAGATAATAGACAACACTTCTTTGGTAAGTTTGTTAAATATTCTATAGCAGAAGACTGTAATCCATGTTCTTCTATAAAAGTAACTAAGCTTCTTCAAGAAGTAACTACTCTTCCCATAGAGTTCGATAAAGATGGAAATCTCTTTATCAAGAAAAAAGAAAATATCAACTTTGCAGAAGAGTATTCTAAATGTCATAAGCTCTTAGTTCAGTATTCTAAAGCTAAGGGTTATGAGGCAATGAAGTACTATGTTGCTAAGTTATGGTATATGAATATACTCATAGAGAAGAGATTGCATGATAAGAAGAAAAAATATACCAAAGAACAGCTAACCTCTTGGTATAATACTAGAGCCCATATACTATCAGACTTTAAGAAGTATATGGGGGAAATACTAGAGAACGAACCAAACTTTGACTTTGAGAAGTACTACTCTACTACCCCGTTCGATAAGAGCACTCTCAAAGTGAGTAATACATTCTTAAGGACAATATGGAATATGCTCAGATCACTGTTAGGATTCTATGTTCCATCAATGCCTAAGAAGTGATAGACAAAAAATAAACCAAGTTCCTGCACAACCTGGTTTCCCTAGATTAATAGAGGCTTCTAGGGTAGCAATTCATAGATTATATCCCAGAAATATCTGAGATATCCATGGCTGCTTGAATAGCTGCATTTTTAATCCAATGGTATCTTTCACATACCTTTGAACTACCAAATGCTTTTAGGCCATATCGTTCATTATACTCATCAATCATAAGATTGACCAATGACGTGACATCTTTGCCTTTGTAGACGTATGTTGTCATACTAATGGTCCTCCTTTCCTAGTATGGAAGAACTTCTGTGCAGGTCTGTTCTTCATATCTATAATATATCATTGAAAAGACTATAATATTCCCATACTCATTAGAGTATGGGATAAGTTTATCTTGAAATGTATACTATAAATTTGAAAAGGAGTGATCAATATGTTTACACCACAGATTATAGGAAAGAGATTCTTTAGAACCAAACCATTGCCGCAGAATAGTACTACTATATACCCATATCTATTAACTGTTCTAGACAAAGCTTGTGATGGAGGATACTATTATCATGGAGCATCTGATCCATACTTTTCCAATGAAGACAAAAAGATGATATCTCAAAGAGAATTGTTTTCTGAGTATAACTCTATACGCCCAAACTACTGTATCAATATCATATCCAGTTCTTCTACTAAACTAGAAAGTGCATCTACTAATGGTGTAACTAGCAAAGAGTATAAGCCAAGTGTTATAATCTTTGTGGATCAGATACTACCGAAAAGAGAGCTATTTTCTTTAAATCGTCCTTGCAGTGATTTGATTAGAAGAGCATATCTTTTGGTAGATGATAAAGTCAAAGAGTTAGATATGAGAAGTGTAGTAACAGATAACTTTGGAACTACTATGGTTGTACCTAATGCAAACATGGGGTATAATCAAGATTACTTATGTATTATATATATGGAGGACAAGTCTACTTACTTCAGATTGTATGGATATATAAACTCAACTCCATTAGACTTGATCTCGTATATATTGATGAACCATATGAATGATATCGAACCATATGTAGATCCACAGAAGTTTATAAAACAGGGTATGAAAGTAGTCAACAACATCAACAATATCTTTGGTATAACTTCCATACACAACTGTGAGTACAATGTATCCGAAGATCTACAACAAACGTCTTCATTCTTATCTCACTTTAACAGATTCAATCATGATCAGTTTAGGAGTCTAACTCATATAGATAAATCTGATAAGATAGATTCTGTAGAGAAGCTAATACATATGATAGTAGATCCACATACATCTAGCAGAAATAGGTATGAACTGAAAGATTGTTTCTTTGTGAGATATAGCGACTTCATCAATGTATCTGAGCTGATAGAGAAGACTGTAGCTAATGGGTTTAGTATAAAATTCCTAAGATTCCGTAATGCTGATTTGGCAATGGTATATAAATTAGAAGAGGTAGCAGATGATATGCCTAGACTATTAATGTATACACATAGACCATGGGAACAGGCTATAGATAATGATGGATCACTCTCATATGAGGAGATTTGTACTCTATTCGCACACAAACATAATTAATGATATTAGGTACAACACAAAGTACTTAATATAAAGCCGAAGCTGCAGAAAGGCCGCTGCAGTATCTAACAATCTACTAGTGGAGGATTTTTATTATGGCAGAAGAAGCAAAGCAGGAGCGTCAGAAAGCAACTCTTCGCATCGACGAGCATGCAGAGTTCGTAGGTCTCGTGGATACTATCTTCACGGATACTACTGAAATCTGCACTCGAATTGGAGATGTGTTCTCTGGTGTATTCCATGACTGGTATGGATCTCGTATCGATATTGGTCAGAATCGTGAGATCATCACATCTCTATTCTTCGCAGAGCAGCCGCAGAATGTTCCGAATATCGAGAACAAGCTTCTCGCTATTGAGCGCATTGCGTCCAAGAAGGATACTGATAGTGTGATTCGTACTATCAATAGCTTCATTGGTGGAGGAAACAGCAAGCGCTATCAGCTGACTCAGGATGGTAAGGACATCCTTGAGTCTGTTATTCCGCTCCGTGCAAAGAATAACAAGGGTAAGGTTGAGTGGCAGAACCTCACGTCTGAAGAGGTTATCCATAATCCGATGAATTATGCTGGTCAGAGCCAGATTGTTTATCGTGTTATCATCGATCTCAATCGTTTCATCCGTCTTCTTTATGGAACCAAGGATGACAATGGTACCGAGTATCAGTACATGGTAAATCTCGGTAATCCGATCAATCCTGTAACGACGTTTGATGGAAAGCTCATTGGCAACAGCTGGCAGGTATTCATTGCTCGTCTGAATGGTAAAGCGACCAATGAGATTCTAAAGAAGTATGGATTTGGTGCATCCAACAATCAGGGTATTGTACGATAATACCAATCCATAACTAGATGGTGGGTATAGGCTATAGAGCCTATACCCATTATTCTATATTTTTTATAAAGGGAGCAATATAGAATGGCTTTCAAGAAAGATGGGAACCTATCATATGAAGTTAACCCAGATGGGGTAAATGAAGTGATAGATGAAAAGGGAAGTATGACTCTTATGCTCAGGGAAGTAGCATGGAATGGTAGACAGAGTCATTTAGAGTTACGTAAGTGGGTTGTAGATGTAGACAAAGAACAACCTATGCGGGGAGTATCGTTTATTACAGAGGATGGGCCTCATAACCTAGCAGAAGTATTGGTCCAACATGAATATGGTAATACTAAGAATCTGCTGAAACAGCTATCTGCTAGAGATGACTTTGATGAAGCACTTATAGATGTGATAGGGAATAAGAAAGTAGTGGCTGCTAAGAATACAACAGCAGTAGTCACAGAAGATGATTACTATGATCCGAAGACGTTGATAGCCTAAATAGACTGTGTATCAGACTAGGTAGTAAAATACCTAGTCTGAAAGGTTGTGTGATTTATGGAAAAAGAGATTGTTGGGGACGGACAGGACGAACAGAAGATTCAGTTTGAGCCATGTAAGTATAGAAACACCCAAGAGGAATCCAACCCAGGTAGGGGTAGAGATGGTAAATGTAAATATATGGACAACTATGGGAACTGTATCTTTGAGAACTGCATTTATGATCAAGAAGAGACTCCTCCACATGTAGTAGAATGGCATTATACATGTGTGGTATGTCATAGACCAGAAGTTATAGATCCCAAGAAGATGAAGATTCATTGGTGTACTAGCTGTATTGCTAGAGCTAATGATGCAGAAGTATTGCCGTTTACATGTAGATATTGTGGGAGAAGACAGAATCATCCATCTGCTTGGTTCTTATCCAAGGTATGTGATTCTTGTATTCCCAAGTTATATGATCCAAACTGTAGACAGTATGGTTGTAAGAATTATGAACCATAATGGATGTGATAAACAATGGATGATAACACCAAAGAGTTCTCTGTATATGATGATGCTACCCATATAGATTACATGATATATGGGCAATTCATCAAATATGATAGGCTTGCTATCTTATCTAAGAAAGAACTATCTCAGTATCCTAATGATACTATCTATAATATCTATATAGATCTATATCAGATTCTACTCCATCTGTATAGATACTATAGATTCACAAATCCTCTATCTATAACATCATGTGTTATAAATCTTGCTATACACTTTAGGAACTTCTATAAGAAGCAGAAGATATACACAAACATCTTCCTTATCTACTCATCTAATATGAGCTATAACAATACCAGATTCTGTCCTGAATATAATAACAAGAACGTCTTGCTCATTATGAACAATAGAGAACTATCTGATATTGTAAATAAGAATATAGGTCTATTGTCTACTATAGTACCGTATCTTCCTAATGTATATCTAAAGGTAGGTACTGTGGAACCTACAGTTATAGCAGCAGATATGATCAATAGATTCGCCGTTAAGGGATTCAATCCACCATCTATCTTTGTAAGTAGCTCTCCATTATCATATCAACTCCCACTATGTGCTCCTAAGACTGTCGTATTCCATAAGAAGAAAGATAGAGACTCTGTTGATACATCATACTCTATAAACATATTCAATGCTCTAGATATGTATGTAGCAGAAACAAGAAAACTATCAGTACAATCTGTAGGATTGAACCAACAATGGTTAACTGGGTTTATGGTATTAACTGGAGTCCCTAAGAGATCTATAAAGGCTCTTATGAACTATAAATCTGCTATTACTATACTAAAGACTATATCAGCTGGATATCAGTTAGTAACTCCAGAGATGATATATGAGACTATCTGTAGGTCTATGGGTGATAAGATAAATATCACAATGCTAGATATAGCAAATAGATATAACTGTTTAGATCTTAGATATCAGATGCAGATGTATGCTTTGATGCCAGAGGCTAAAGAGACTACATATCTTAAACAGTTAGATGATCCAGATGCTATAAATACGATCAATGGTCAATACTTTAGAGATAATCCTATAATGATAGACAAACTGTGAGGTATGGGTATAATCCCATACCTCTTCTTTTTGTAAAACTATTCTTTTTTAGTTATATACTATAGTAGTGATAGGTTGGTTCTATATATTATATAGGAGGAGAATAAAATTATGGAAATCAATATCAAGAGTGACAGTTTCAAGCACGTCCTTGACCACTTCGTTGGTGGTCTGCCAGAGTATGATGATGCTCTGGTATTGTTCAAGTGAGTACAGGTTAACGGGGTCGATCTGTACTCGTTCATCGAGAACCCCACGGAGAAGGAGTACAATGCTCTCATTGAGTACTTGGACGCCTCAATCTCGGCAATGGCAAAGGCGGACGACAGGTATGCTGCGGCGCATGCCTATAGACCCTGTATCAAGTTCGCCCTTGCTAAGTCAAAACTTGAGGGATATAAAATATCCCTTGAGGTTGCATGGGGATACTGGAAGCGTTGTGTCGAAGAGAGGACGTTCTCCAAGTCGGCATGACCTCCAGAGAAAGAGTGGGATTTAATCCCATTCTTTTTTTTTGTTTAAGATAATAATCCCTCTATACCCGTATGAGTATAGAGGGTATATCAATGTATTACGGTAGTACCTGTATTGTTCCATTCAAGAAGGCTATCTCTTAATGCTAATAGTTTCTTGTTTCTCTCTAATTGGAAATCTAGCTTCTCTCCGAGAGCTTTATTGAGATACATAAGTATCTTGAATACTATATCTCGCTCTAGTCCCATATTATATCTCTCTATAAGTTCCCACCATTTACCAAAGATCATATCTGGAGGAACGTATAGATATTGATGATGATACTGTTGATGACAAGTCTTGCATAGCATGGTTATAGGAATACGATTATGATGATGCTCATACTTCAATAACTCTGCTAGATCAAACTCTGTCATACTATATCCACTATTAAGAAAGTGGCTAGATATCAATATTGCTATATCGTATATATTAAGCATACAGTGATGCATCTCTAAAGTAGCCATCTCATACTCTTCGCTATTCTGTATATATGGATGGAATTGGCATACATTCATACCAAGCCCATAGATATATCCCTTATAGTGAGTATAAGCTCTACTCTTCCTAAACATTCCTATTGCTCCATCTAGAAAGTTCTTATACTCTTCTAGATCATATGACTCTTCTTTGGTCATAGCGAATTTAATCTCATATGTGGAATTTGGGGAGACTAAGGTAGGATTAGAGTCTAGGTTTGTGAGAAATACATCAGGAAAGTTGCTTGGTATGCAGTTCATAACACTACCCTCACAAATCTCGTATTTCACAAAATCTACTGCTTTAATTGTATGTAATAGGGGCCAATTAGAGCACTAGGTACGTACTTTGTGAGAGGGGAGACATCATTATAATTTTGGATCATAAATAGATCGTGAAGGGAGTGCCTATACATGTCTTTACCGTTTTCTAAGGATAAGATGCTTACAGAAAATCCATTCATAGACTTGTTGATGCACGATATAAAGGTACTTGGTTATAGTGCGGTTATAAAGGATCAGTATACTGCTGATAATCTTGAGTCTATGGAATCTCTCAAAGAATCTGCAATATATACGGCATGTATAGAGAACCACGCAGAACTTGGATTGTTTGCAGATATACCAGAATCTGTAATGAGAGAAGCAGATGTTCCTCAAAGAGTAATAGATGTATATCATCTTCAAGGAAAAGATCAGAATCAGATACCAGATATATATCATGAAGCTCTAGTAGAGAAGCTAAAGGTTTGGTATCTCAAACATTACTCAGAGAAGAATGAATACTATAGACTTATCACAGGATTGCCTCCTATTGGTGATCCTGGAATTCCAATGCGAGATTATGAGTATCTGATTCCTGATGATATCATATATGATGGTATATTCCTCCATGAAGTAGGTGCTGGTGTTTGTAGATCACTAGAAGCTGCTGGGGTATTGGATGTAATACGATCAGAATATCCACAGATGAGGTATCTAAACTATCTTACTCAAGGTATCTCTATATATGAAGCAAGAAACAAAGTTGATTTTCAGATACTATGGTTACCATCTGATCTCAATCTCTCTATAACAGAGAAGTTTAGATTGAAGTATGCAGAGAATAGAAAGTTCATGCTTAGTACTGTATATTCATCTGCCATGGAGATAGAGTCCGAATATTATCATAACTTTATGATTGCTTATACTATCTTGATCACATTGATTGATATGATAGTAGAAGTACAGAGTCATATCATACGTAAGGATGTATTAGATAGACGCTGTATTGAGTATATCTTCTCCATGTATGGTATACCATATTACAAGGTTATTCCATACAAGTATCAAGAGAGAATGTGTAAGAACGTATACTCTCTCTTGAAGTATAAGTCTTGTGATAAAGAGTTCTTAGATCTCTTAAAGATCTTTGGATTTGAAGATCTTCAAGTGTTTAAGTGGAATCTTCTTAAGGTAAGAAAGACTGATCAATGGGGAGACTTCTTATACTCTTCTACCAAGCAATATACTTGTGAGAAGAATACCGTTATAGAACATGAAGTGGTTACAGAAAGAATCTCTGATAGGCCTCCTAGAGGAAAAGTTCCTAATGATATGAATACATATGCTCAGTACTATCCTGGTACTGGTATAGCAAATGACTTTAACCCTCCAACAGAACATATTACCTCTGAAGGTAAAACTATAGGAAACAATACTGGATCTCATATCACAGAGAATATAGATCCATCATCCCAAACACCAGGATACCAGTTAAGAGCTGATGAGAGATTCATACCATTTCCATTTGAGTATTTTCTACAAAAGGGAAATGTTATGTTTGTCAGGCTTAGAGATTACGTACTAAAGCCTGGAGTAGACTATACTATCCACAGTTATAATATCATTCGTTTCCTTAATGGTATCAATCAAGCTGATTATGATAAGATACAGTATGATTTCTACTATGATAATACTACAGTAGACTCAGATTTCCCTGTTGATAAAGATCATTGTATTCAAACCATACAACAGAAGCTGAAGTATAATGGAACCCAGAAATATTCTCTCAAACCAGTTCCTATAGAGAGGTACTTTGAACAGAGAAACCAGGTTATAGTTACACTAAATACAACATGGTTGCCTCCAGATGCTTATATCATAGACTATGATGAATGTGATCTAGAGTTTGATAAAGATGTAGTACTAGATGAGAATAGTGATATCACACTGATCTATGTATACTCTAAGCATCTTAAGAGTAGATACTCTAAAGCAACTGTAAAGCTTACAGAGAATAAACAGAAGAGAATCCATATACCAGAACCATTCCCATGTTATGTATTGAATGGTAATTCGTTCTATATAACACTTGGTCAAACCTTCATAGATAAATCTAGATATACTGTAACTCCATCTAGAAAAGAAGGTAAAGCATATATAACATTCATAGACAAAGAGGTCCTTGTAAAGGGACAAAGAGTTGTATTCAATTTCTTGTACTCTAGTAATGCTATATATGACCCATTGAAGGTAGAAACTAAAGTTATCACACTTGTAGCCACCAAGAGTTATCAGTATGAGTTTGATATAGAGTTCCCAGTAGAACACTATGTAGAATCAGGATATAAAGTATTTGCTAAGATGCTAGGCCAATGGCTTCCTACAACATTCTTTGATATAGTAGGAAGAAATAAGTTTGTACTTAAGAACCATTCTCTTGCATTGATGCCTGGTAGAGAGATAGAAGTTCATCTTGTATATATGCCATCAGATAGAACTAAAAAGCTCAATCTACAAGTAGCATATGATTCTGCTATTGCTACAAAGGTAAATCAGTGGTATTACCCAATAAAGTTCCCAGTATCTAACTACTTTACCAAGGGTAATAAGCTCATAGTAGATACTAATGGTAAGCTGCTTACTTATAAAGAAGACTATCTTATCAGTGAGAAGTCTGGTAAGATTAAGATCATCAATAAGAAAGCAAGACCTAAGAAAGGTCAAAAGGTTAACTATACTTTCTACTATAATAAAGAAGCAGACTACTATCTCGCATTAGATGCTAGAGAAGTAGAAGTAGAAAAGACAAGAGATCAAGATTTCTCTATCCCATGGCCATTCTTTCCATACCTAGAATCGAATCAGGATTTTCTTGTTATTGTAGGAACTACGTTCGTACCTAAGTCTAGAATAGTTATGACCACTAGGTTTAACTTTAGGATCTTAGGATTGGATCCTGCAGAGATAGGAAGAAAAATAACAGTTCTCTTTATATACAATAGCTGGTATACTGATGAGAAAACAGCTGATGAAGCAAGACCTAGGTTGATAGTAGAGTGGAGACCGCATGAGATCTATAAAGAGAGTATAACAATTAATACTCCTTTTAGATACTATATAGAGAACGATTGGGATTACTTTGTAACCTATAAGAATAGACAGTTCATGCATGAAGATAAGTATGATACCTATGGGAATACATTCTATACTTATCCAGTACCAGATCTAATGAACAAAGTCTATGGAGATATAATAACTTTCGTATTCATCTATCTTAAGAGAAAGCCATGGGTATATGAATCAGAGATAGAGGACTATGAAGAGACTACAGACCTAAAGTTCTCTAAAGCTCCATTAGGAGATATCCATTCAGTTCAGTATATGAAGGATCCTACTAACTGGAAAGCGTATGATCCATTGACTATTGCAGATGGATGGTGGGATGGATTAAACTATAAAGAGAACTCTCATCAGATTATAAAAGATGCTATCTATGAACAGAAGTTCAACTATGCTAGATCTAAGTTCTATGGTGTATCTAATACGATAGACTTAGGAGAATATACAGCACAGATGGCATTCTTCTATAGTATGCTATATGATGACGTATTGTTAGAGAAGAAGGTTAATCTGTTGATTCCTTCCCTATCTCCATCTCATAGATTCAATGTGGCTTATCTGTTCGTATATATGACCTCATTGACTTATCTCTTCAATGGATTAGAAGACTTTGTGCTAGATACTCCTACAAAGTTCCTCTTTGTTACTGGGTTTAACTTTAAGACAGATCTAGTACGTTTGAAAGAATATGTAGAAGATCTTCATCATGATGCCGATAAAGAGTTCCCAATCTGGAATTTTATATCTCCAAAGACACAGATACCAGACTTTGCAGAGTTCATCAATATCTATAAGACAAACTATGCTGTTCGTAAAGTTATCTTAAAGGGTATGGTAAACTCTAATCATTATATAGAATACGCTGTATGGAAGAAGCTTTATGATTCGCTTCTTAGATGGAAGCTGAATATGAAGTTCTTTGAAATGGATGATGGAAAAGTTGCAAGAACTTATACAGAGTTCCTCAAAGAAAAAGAGCCACTTCTATATAGATCTATAAATGATATCAAAGAGATCAGTGATGAAGATGAGAGACAAGATAAGATAATCCAGGTATGTGATGATATCATCTATATCATGGAGAAGTATACCAAGGGTAAGGAATTCAAGTATGTATTTGATAGATTCCCTGGTCACTCTGCATCTCATGCTGCTAAGTATCTACAGATGATGATAGACTTCTTTAAGTCTTATAAGATATCTCTACTTCCTAGAACAGAGACGTTGGAGATGGGCAAGGATCCTAATGATCCTAATAACTATGCAAGACCAATAGACTGTATATACTCTAACGCTCAAGGAATTAAGATGGATTACTTCCCATTAGTAGAGATTCCACTTACTACAGAGCATATACAGCTAAAGGAATATGGAAACTTTAAAGATGATAGCAAACCTCTTACCTTGTTTAGAGATATCTCTGGAGTAGAAGATTCTCAAGAGGTTATTAGTAAGGGACATTGGATGCTTGAGTCTGTAGCTATAAGAACTGGTACAGAAAAGCTACGAGTAACAAATGAGTTCCAATGTCAGATCAATGTGAATAAGATACCATTTGAGCAACTGCTTCTCACTGTGAACGATGGTGACATGGAATATACTAGAGAACAGAAGGTTAGAGAGTTCTATGGCTTCACTAATATACAGAAGGAATATATCGATAAGTTTATTATCGAGGGTGCTGTAAGAATGCATGATTACTTCAAGATGGCAGTAAGTTTTGATGGTAATATGTATCTTGATGGAAGACTATTCCTTGATGGATATAAGATGATGGATATTTATCGTCCTATATATGATACCATGACCTCTATACCTACCACAGACAGAGACGATATTAATGATAGATTCATTAAGCGTATTCCTTACTCTAACCTTGAAGAAGCATTCAAGAATTGTAATGAGCTTACCCATATGGACCTTGAGCTTGATATGATGGATTCTGGTGGTATGCTTAGATATTACAACATGAGAGATCTGTTTATGAACTGCTATAATATGCAGTCAGTAAACTTCCCAATGCAGTATGTACCTGACATAAACAAGGATAAGCATCTTGAACGTCTATTCTATGCTTGTAGAGAGCTCTCTAAGATAGATAACTTCATGATATCTCAATATGATACAACTAGGGGAGCATTGCATCTAGAAGAAGCGTTCTATACTTGCTCTAAACTTGAGAAAGGTCCTACGTATATCAGATCTACAGAAGATATGTATATCACTAAGGCATTCTATGGTTGTTCTGCTTTGAAAGAAATGCCTAAACTAGACTGTATGTATGGCGATATGATTATGGATGAAGCATTTGCTATGTGTAGATCCATAACCAAACTTGGGCCTATATACTTCTCGATCTCTAATAAACCATCCAAGAATATAAGGATCAACATGAGAAGAATGTTCTACAACTGCGTTAACCTAGAAGATGTAGTATCGAATGGGCATATTACATTCTCTCTTGCAGATGTGAATATGACTAGTACATTTGATGGATGTATAAGTCTTGAATCTACTCCTACTATTGAGCTTAAGACTAAGGCTAAACTTGATCTTATAGACACATATACTGGAGCTAAGAAGCTTAAGGTTGCTAATAAGATCTTTGGCCAAGGTATAATAGAACTCAATATGGAGAGAACGTATAAAGATTGTAAGGCTCTTAATACAACCTTCCAGATTGATATAGATGGTAGAGCTGTAATAAAGATGAACAATACATTCGAAGGATGTACTTCTTTGAAGACATTGTATGATCTCTTTAGTAAAGCAAAGCCAGGAAATGATGTAGTATACTATCTGAAAGAAACATTTAAAGATTGTACCTCTTTAGTGGATCTTGTCATTGATGCCTCTAATATCTATAGTGTTGATGGGATCTTTACTGGGTGCACAGCGTTGGAATCTGTAACATTTGTAAATCCAAATTCTACTATAGAATCTAAACTTACACATAAGGTGCTAGACGGAAACTCGTTGTATTATAGAATATCTACATACAACAGATAAGGTACGGGAGGATATAGACAATGACAGTATTCAAAGAAAGATACATGACTCCAGAAGAGTTGAGTATAAAATCTTCAGATGGAGATAATCTAAAGATAAAGAATGGATTTCCTAGTAAAGAGAAGAAGAGTGAGATCAATCTTCAGGATGGCCATCCTGATGGATTGAAGACTAAGGTTACTATAAAGAATCATCTTACGGGAGAAGTAGTATTTGAAGGGTCTAATAAGACTATGATCGCTGGATCCGAGTTTATGGCTCTTCATATGTTTAATCTCCCACATGATGAGATGATTACTACTACATATAACAACGTGTTGGGATTAGAGAACACAGTCTTTGCTGAAGAGCCAGAGAATAAGTATTGTGCTCAGTTGTTCTGTGTAGGAACCTCTGGATGTAATAGAGAATCTGGTTTGTCGTATGATGTAGTGAATAAGTGGTGGATTGATCCAGATGATTTGATCCCATTCCAGTATGTACCCTATGATAGAGACCTGAATGCTCTTAAGCGTTCTATCTACTTCGGTAGAAAGCCATTGACTGATAAGAAGATGGTTGCATACTATTTCAAGAAGTTTGATTCAGATCCTGTGCTTAAGAGACAGCTGGAAGATGGCACACCTATCGATACTAATATCTATTCGGATATGAGCGAACTCTCAGTACAGACGTTGGTTGTAAATAGTATGACTATTACGATTGATGATCTTAGAGATTACTTTATCAAGACTACTGGTATCAATGATGGTAGGTATAACTGCTTACAGCTCTGCTTAGCATGGTATACAGTAATCAATGGATTCTCCTACTATCAGGATATTAGACCATGTACTCGTATCAACTTCCCGAATAGATACTTGTCTGATCTTGGACTTTCTTGGGATATCGTATATCAGATCTACTTCTAATAAGACTTAATATATCCCTCTACTCTATATAGAGTAGAGGGTTTGTAATATTATACTTTTTCGATTATATACTATATCAGTGTAGAAGTTTCATCTATCTATATAGGAGGAGAAAAAGATGAAGAAGTTGTTTGCAGTTGTTATGGTCGCATTTGCTATGTTCGTTGGGTTCGGGGCTGTATCGAGCAGCACTGCCGAAGCTCGGCAGGACGTTTGGGTTTGCTCTGGCGAAGGGGGCGGCGCTATCTATATTGACGTAGATAGTGCCAAGCTTCTGACCCACACGAGTGGAAAGGGGGTCGATGATTATTACAAAATCAGGGCCAACTTCTACTCGTCCAGCGGAGCGGGATGGACTGCAACATACGAGGTTATGTTTGCAGGTGGCCAGATCCAGGTCTTTGACAATGGGAGGAACATCTATCCTCTCAGCGGACTGAAGGGCAATAAGTTCAGATCCGCGTGGTATTACTCTATGGGATACCAGTTCGAGTAATATCACGCACGGGAATGGGGTTAAACCCCATTCTTTTTTTTTTGTATGAGACATTATAAATCCCGTAGGACTTATAGCCCTACGGGAAATGAAAGTATCTAAGTCAATATTGTTTATGATATTATCAGGGAGTACCAGACGGGTGAGTCGTTGCGTAGTTCGGCGGGTTAACCGCATGCGGCGTGGTCTGACCAGCTGCAGGCGACTGACCAGGAGCAAGAGTGCTCGGGTTGATAGCAGAACGTGCAGTATGGGACTGAGGCTTGAGCTCTGCATGCAGATACTGCTGGTTTCCACCATTTCCGTTACTACGATAACCAACCTTATTGGCAGTGTAGTCATTGAGAGCACGATTCGGATCAACAGGAGTCTTGTTCTCAATGTCTTCCTTACGACCGCTCGGGTTGACGATCTGGATACGACCCTGAACAGGCTGATACTCGACGAGGAGCCAACGCTCAAATGCCGTCACAGCGGGCAGCTGATAGTTCTTCGTATCACGGATGTCGTTACCGACGTACAGCTGATAATCAAAGATCTTATAGATTACTCGCGTCGAATTACGCGGGCAAAGGATAATGATCAGGTTGTTATCATTACGCAGCTTGTTCGAGCTGATGAACTGATATACACGGTTATCAGAAGTCTTGACAGTCTTCTTATAATCAAGCATAACAGGACCAATGCTCGACGGGGTTGCGTAGTTGTATTCCTTCGGGGAGATCTTACGGATCAGCTCAGGACGGCCAAAGATCGAAACCGTCATATTCTCATCGTTAAGAACCTGCAGGAGGTAAGTAACCTGAGTATCGAGGTAATCCATGAAGGTCTCATAACGCCATGCTACATAGGAACCCATGTAGTTGTCGTCAGGAACGAAGTTGAACGCACCAGAGATCGAAGAGGTCTCAGGGAGGTTCAGGAACGACTCATCAAGCTTCTCAAGAATCTTATCGTCCTTGTAGTTTACAAGTGTCAGTTTAATCATGCTGAGAATCTTGGTAAGCTGGTTCGTATTATACATTGCCTGAATATCACGCGTCTCCTCAGGAGAGATCGTAACCGTGATATGCGGAGCATCGGGGATCTCGAAGTAATCCGTACGTGCGGACCACTTAACCTTCGGCGTATCATACGATGCACTGGACGTATCAAGAGCTGCAGAAAGAACAACAGCCTTAACATTCGTGGACGAGCACATGAACGTGAAACGGTTCTTATGCATCGAACCAGCGATCTGGAAGATCTCATTACGGGTCGTAGCAGCATTTGCAGCCGTAGCAACACGCATATCAATACGCTGCTGGAACGTACGATCATACTGGCCATATGCAGCAACGAAGTGAATCGGATTAATCGTGAGAACAGCCTGCTTCAGACCAACGTCACTAGCAGCAGCCTTCTTAATCTTCTGCGTAGCAGTGTCGTAGAACTCGTCGCCCTCTTCAACCCAAACCTGATCAACGATCAGCTTAACAACGCGAGTCGAACGAGAGATATTCGAAATACCATTATTTACAGCACCGAGGAGAGTAAGAACATCCGTCTGCTGATCTTCTGGGAGCTGAATAACAACTTCCTTGCGCGGAACAGCCGACTCAACAACGTCCTTAATCTTATCCTGCTCAAGGAACATATCAATCTCACGATTGTCGATCGGGCTATAAAGCGTACGAGTCTCCATCGTAAGAGTAAACTGCGGACCTGCAGCAACATCCTTCGGAATAGCGCCCTTATCGAACACCGTCGTCATAAGAAGGTTCTTATGCATCGGGAACGTAATACCAACCGTCGGGTTGAATGCACCAAGAGGAGCAGCCTCCATCATGCCCATAAGGTCATGCTCGAAGAGTGCGTTCATTGCATCCGTATGTTCTTTAATAGCCTGCGGGCTCTGCATATCAGGGTCATTCTTATCGAACGACTCATTGATGAACATGTTCTTCATCTGATGCTTGAGACCAGGGTTCATAAAGAACTTCGACGGCTCACTGAATATATCAACCTGCTCGTTGAGACCTGCCTTGACAACTCCAAGGAACTGCTCTGCAAGCGGACGCATTACGTTCTTACTATAGAAACGTTCAAGCTGTTCCTCAGTAACGACAGTCTGCTGGCCTACAGGAGTACCAACTAATGCCATGTATATTTCCTCCTTTTATATACTTTTTTCAAAAAAGAAAAAGGTAGTATTCTAATTGTAAGCAAAATGGTTTAGCTTTGCAACAGTAGGGTCTTCCCTATCATTAAGACCCTACAGGGCAAATAACATACCAATTTATCAATATGTTGCTATGACCCCATTACAATCATTTCTTAAAAAGCCTACAATGTACTAGGAATACTGGATTACCACTATGGGTAATCCAGTGTTTTATATCACATTTCGGTTTCAGAAGTAAGATCAAAGTTTTTCTGTCTATTAAGAAGAGACTTGTTCTCCTTATCATACTTAGCAGCTCTCTTAAGACGTGCATCATAGACAGTATTGATTATATTATAGATCTGATTGAATGCTGCAGTTGCTTTCTGTATCTCTATCTCATTCTCTACATAAGTTCTTGTAGGGAATGCATCTACTAGAGCATCTCTTACTTGATCTTTAAGTTCTAATAGTCTCCGTGTAGCAAACTCTATCATATTAGCATCATAAGAAGTCTTAGTGAGTTTATTCATTTGATCAAGTGTATCTAAGATGGTATCATGAAGATTCTTATATTGCTGCTTAAGAGTCTTTATACGGATAGCAAACTGTTCTGGTTTAAGGTTAGAGAATACTTCTGATTCAGCTTGATCTAATGGATCCTCAGCTTGTTCAGGACCTGCTGGCCCTTCTAATCCTTCTTCTCCACCTTCAGCTCCAGGATCTCCACCTTCTTCGGATCCTTCTCCACCTTCCATACCTTCTTCACCCTCTGGTGGTGCTTCTTCTCCTCCACCTTGGTCTGCAGGAGGTTCTTCGTTACCAGCATCTTGTTGTTGTGGTGCTTCTCCTTCAGGTGGATCTTCTTCTGGCATATTATCTTGCTGGGCATTTTCTTCTGGTGAAGGGAGTTGATCTTGGTTTTGATTATCCTGTGTTTGTGGTTGTGTTGCATCTGGTGGTTCATCTGGTTTTATACCCATTTGTTTAGCAAGACGTGGTGTAGCCTCTTGAAGAATGAGGCTATTAAACAGATCATTCATGTCAATATACTCCTTCTTCTAGATATCAATCATTATCCTTCTTCTTAGGATTCCCATCATCATCGTATTCATCATCTTCAAAGTCATCATCATTATCTATCTTAGAAGGAGCGTCTTTCTTATAATCGTTCTTATCTTCTTCTTTATGCTCTTCATGATCCTTATTATAGAGATTAGATGTAGGAGTTATCTTACCATCTGGATCAACCTGAGAAGATCTATAATGAGCAGAGTTTTCAGGATCTTCCATTCTTCTATCTGTTTGCTTTGCTATCTCTTCTGCTGTTCTTTCTCTCATGGAATCATATCTAGTCTCTAAGTTGCTTATGGTTACGTCTACTTGAGCCATATATGCTTCCATACGTCTCTTCTTCTCTGGATCTGTAGATTCTTTTATCTTGCGTGCTACAGAGTATCTATGTTCTCTCCATTCAGTAATAGCATCCTTGAGGTATGCTTTCTGAGATGCTTTGGCTACTATATATGATACTACAGATCCAAATAGTCCACCAAGAGGACCACCAATAGAAAACCAACCTAGGGTGCAGATAGCATAGAAGATTATAGAAAGAGCATTATGAGTTCCCTTACCAATATCCTCTGCTCTACATGGGACAAGTATAGCAGTAATAGCAGCTTTCAATGCTGACATAGACTGCATTGGCAACATCTTTATCTTGGTGATGAATTCTTTAACCCTCTCTTCTGGAGATTGGAAGTCTTCTTTGAATACCATAGATTCGGCAGATCGTCTTATAGCGTCATACTGATCTAGGTTCTCTGCCAATCCAAGTATAGTTTCATCTCTATACTTTCTATTTGCTTCTTCATTCAGTCTCTCTTGATATCCCTTGTTTACAGATTCGTATACCATCTCTTCTGTATACTGATTACCATTCACTTTTCTCAAGTGAGAGATATATGGAGTCAATTGTTCACCAATGAAGATATCAGACTTAGCAGCAGACTCTATAAGATCAATAAAGTTCTCTATCTGATTCCTACCATAGTTGATCATGAAGTAGTCTGTTACGTTCTCTAATACTGTTACATCTGATACTCGATTGATATCTTCTGATATAGGATCTAGGTTAGAATATGCTGAGTATAGAGCGCACTCACATGCTACACAGAACTTGTTCTTTAGATCCATATTGTATGTATCTATCAGTTCACAGATATTGTAGATAGACTCTGTGATAGCATCTTCATAGAAGATACTAGGTTGTGCTACTTTAACTATATTGAATCTCTTAGAGATGGTATCTATATTCTTCAATACTCTATCACATTCTATAGATTCTGTGATAGTCTCTATCATAGACCCAATACAGCTCTTCATATCATCACTTTCAGTACAACTCAGTCTTCTACATAGATCAGACTTCATCATAGAGGGAGAATCTATATATGGGATGATATTGTTGTTGATAACACACGTCATCTCATGGAGCTGTTGAGAAGTTCCCAATTCTCCTACAGCTTCGTATATAGACATGAGCTTATTCCAGTTCTTTCCTATAGAGGGAGAATAATCATTCCACTTATAAGCTGATTCTAAAATGTTCTCGAAGTTATACGATTCACTAAAAGACTTATCCCCATTATTTTGATACAACGGATATATCGAGTTACTCTTGTTTGGTCCCTGTTGTTTCTTGCTCTTCCTAATGAGGATAGAGCTTATATGATGATAATTGCCCATATCGATCCTCCCTATTTTAGCGTATAAGGCTATAATTACTGAAATGTTTTGGATTGGCAAAAATAATGGATGTTTGTAAAACTTAGAATGTTTGGTTATATACTATATATCTGAAATACAAAGAAAGGAGGAATCATATGAATGATATCCTTCTAGGAGGAGGTGACGAAAATGGAAGATACAGACATCTTCGTCATCGGACTCTAAACTCTAAAAAGAGAGGAGAGTTGAAAAAATGGAAGATACAGACATCTTCATAGTTGAATCGGATATATAATCTGATTCGACAAGAAAGAGAAGGAGTCCTCATAGAACTCCTTCTTTTTTTTGTTTAAAACTCTGGATCTGTAAACTTACCATCATCATCTGGAAGATTCATGGTTATATTATATATAGCCTGTGCACCCTCATGAGATGTCTCCATCTTGTTTATACCACCAAAGCCAATATAGTGTATCTTAGCATTGATAGCCTTATATAGCTCATCATTAGCCTCTATAGAGTATGGTACTTTAGAGGATACTGTATCTCCATCAAAGTCACCACCGATAGAACCTAATCGTACGTTATTAGGCAATGCCACATCTACAAAGTGATTAGATGAGTTTTGGTTTATATCTGCTAAAGTTATCTTTGGATACTTCTTATAGAACGTATTCCATACAAGTATAGGTTCTGTCTCTATAGTAGATATAACCTTTATCTTTGCTGGGAACTGGTTATAGTAGCTATCCATCGGGAAACGAGTAATAAGAGTCATTTTATCCTTGGTAACTTCCATAGCAGCCATATAGATTAGATCACACCATGTAAGAGGTCGACTATTCAGATGGAAAGATTCTTTAGACATTTGATCATTTATAAGCTTATTTGCGATATCTTCGTTAGGTACATTGTAACCCTTAAACTGTAGGTAGTAGTTAGTACCCTTAGTTGGGTTCATAATAGGAGCCTCTATAGGAACAAATCTGTTAGACATACCATGCATGAATCTTCCGATTTCTTTTTTGATTCTTTCATCAGAATATACAGTCTGCCATGAATCTATCTTAGTCTGTTCTAGCTTCTTTGTCTTTGTATTATAAACCGTCAGTGTCTGTACGTCTGATAGACGATTGCTAAACCAGTTTCTTATCCAATAGAGCATATATGGAAATAGATTAGCACATACAGCGGCTAATGGTAATCCAATAGAGTCTAGATCTACATCAAGATCGCTTAGTTTCTCTTTTCTAAGATTCTGAGTACAGATGACCAATCGAGATCCCCAGTCAAAGGATTTCTTCATACCTGCTCTACGAATCAATCCAAGCTTTCTAGATAATCCTGATGCCTGTGCATCGGCTCCTGTCAATGGATCTCTACCAAAGATAAACCAGTTATATACTTTTACGATATTATCTTGTATACGTCCTCTAAGAGTACCGTTCAATGATAATCCATAATCGTCTGACTCTTGTAATGCCTTAGCATCTCTTACTATAGCATTATATAGCTTATTGATTTCTCCTACTCCTACTTTACCATCTGCTTCTGTATTCACATCTCGCATACCAGCAGGAATAACAACTACGTCTTTCATAAAGAGCTTTTCTCTATACTTCTCTAAGAAGTTTATCTTAACTTCTCTCTTAGAAGACCCAGTCTTTTTGAAATCAATAGTCTTGATGAGCTTCATCAGAAACTTTAATCCAGTCTCTCCTTTAGGATCTGACTTAAGTTTTCCTTTCTCTGGATCATATACGAATGTATCCATCTCATATACGCAGAGTTTTACATTAGAATCTAATCTACTCCATATCTTATATGCCAATGGATGAAGGAAGTATTCTCCTGCTAGATCAATATATGCAAAGATAGTTGTTCTATCATCTTTGGTTATACCAAAGATCTCATTAGACAACAATCCGTCTACTGTAGGCATATTGGTTCTAGCAAAGAACATGGGATTCGTAATAGCCTTAAGTTCATTTACTTTGATAAACTTATCCACATCAAGTGGTTTGATATTTAGCTGTCTTATAGGATCTTCTGCCATATGGTATCACTCCTACTCTTTCAAAATTACTTGATAGTCTCAGAAGTCAATATAAAGAGGTAGTACTCGTATGAGTACTACCTATTGTTGCATCTATGTATATTAATACTCTTTAAGAATACTAGGCAACTGCTCTTCAATCTCTTTACTTACAAGCCAAGGATTGAATGCTTCATCCCACCACAGTGCCTGATCTTTTACTACAAGAATCTCATCATACATCTTACGAGACTCCTGTGGTTTAATACCACCAATAAGCCATGGAGAATCATTAGATACAGTTACACTCAAGCTGTTATTAGTAATACCAGGATGTGGATACTCTTTCTCATCAGCAACTACTTTGCCGTTCAAGAAGAGTTTTACTTTCCCATCTTTTCTTACCAGAGCATAATGATTCCATCTCTCTAGTTCTGGTACATATCTGGACTCGTAATCATAGTGGAATGTTTCATCAGTCCCCAGTTCAGGAAGACACTGACAATATCCCATTCCTCTACCAATACCCTGATCATGGAACAATACAATTCCACCATCCAACGGGGGAGAAGGATTAGAGCTGATAATAGTATGGCATAGTACTGTATCTATTCTACACCAAGCAGCAATAGTAAAGTCTTCTGTACTACCAATACTATCGTTCAGATTCTTAGTATACAATTTAGCCCAGTTAAGATATACATATGGTCTACCAGCTGTTCTACTATTAGAATCACAACGAATGGCAATCTCATGGGGTAATCCATTTCTCATCCCATAAGATTCCCACTTAACTCCTTTTACATCATCACGCCATTTGTTATTACTAGCATAAGCCCAGCTTAAGATTGTGCCTGTTATATTCAGCGGTGTACTAATATTAGGCATATCAACATTCACCCACTTTACTTTTAATACAGTTTTAGATAATCGTTGCTTTCCCCAAGTAGTGATCTACAAATGATTCATTATCAAACCTCATTTGTATTATAGCATTTATCTATAGGGGTGGGGGTTAATGGCATATTAATCACCTACTTATCTTTTGACTTTATATAATCAAAGGAGGAATTTATATGAAAACTTTTATCAATGAGCCGTTATTCTCAAAAGACAACTACCTTGTCATCAAAGTATTCATAGCACTGTTGTCACTGCTATTCTTTGTAGACTTTGTCTCTAATGGTAGAAGAGAGTCTTCTGGTATTATCATTGGTCTTCTCTTCTTACTGATTATCTTAGATATCATTAGAGATTATCTTGATAAGAAGATACAGTTAGAGAAGTTTAAGTATGTAGATCTAGATTACTTTAACTTTAATGGTACTAAAGGTGTAGATCCATTAGATGCATATATAGATATCTGTATGTCTAATAGACTAATACTTATTGGATATAAAGAAGGATCTTATATTACAGAAGTACAAGAGAAAGAGATACTCAAAGAAGTATTAGAAGAAGTAGCTTCTAATATTGGACAATTGATGAAATCTAAGTTTGAATTGATCTACGGAGTTGGTCACGTAGACGAAGTATTAGCAAATAAATGTTTTATCAGAGTGTCACTTTTTGTAGCCAACAACAATAAACCAAGATACTCTAACAATGAGATTGATAAGGCTAAGTTAGAGAAACAACTAGTAGATCATATGATGATGAAGTAGACATCTCATTGAGATGAATGATTACTAAATCATATCATCAGATACATTGTGCAGTTAGTCTCAATTCAAGTTTCTTCATAATGCGTTTCATTTGATTCGACATTTGTCGCAAATCACTCCTTTCATTAGTAAACCACACAACAATCGCACAAACAATTGGAGTAGCCAACTATGGCTACTCCACCTCATTTTGTCATTTTCTACTATTCTTAGAGATTATATCAGATAGAGAAGCAGTTCCTAGTATCTTACCAAACCCAACTTCTCTTCTACCAACTATACCAGTTGGGTTCAATGCTTTATCTAATACAGATAGACCTCCATATCTATTCTTAGAGACTTTCTTATCTACCTCAAACATTCCTTTGGATTCCAATCCTCTATTATGCTGAAATACATCCTTAGCCTTGGTAGTTTCTGTTATATTATTTTCTGGATTCTGTGTATTATGAGCAGAAGCAGATCCATTATCTGCTACAGACTTTCCTAGAACTCTACACAAATCTAGCATAGTATTACAAGTGAAAGTATCATCTTCTCTAACATAGATCTCTGTCTTTCTGTTTAATAAGAAGATACCATCTTTCTCTGTATGGCCATGATAGTTTCTCACAGTATATTTCTTGTTAGGAGTAAACACAGATGGATCTAAGTCATATTTGTTTACAGATAACTGGTTGATCATATTCTCCATCTCAGAATGTATGGATTTGATCATATTTGCGTTATCATTCTCCATACGCAAGATTTTCGTCCCTTCTTGCGTATCACCCTTGGTACCTCCTAAATTTAGCTCAGATTCAAAACTGCTGCTCCCCAATCGACCTATACCGCTTAAATCAGAGATGGATCTTATATCTTTTTTGAGAGAATTCAAATCAAAATGGCTAAATCCTAACTCTGCTTTCTTTCCTGCTTCTTTCATCTTATGGATAGCATTCATAGCAGTTTGTCCAAGAGTTCTCATATCAGTTGTAATAGACTTGAACTTTGCTTTGATATTCATCTTAGATATCTTATTTAGGCTATTAGCAACTGGTAGTACTTTGTCTTTAATCATACCAGATACTTTAGGAGGAACTTTTAGGTATGCAGTCAAACTACCAGTAATCTCATCAGTATGAAGAGCTATATGATTCTGAGAAGAGTTCAATAATTCTTCTACTTCTAAAAGGTTCTTTATACTTGGTTTTATATCTGGAGCATCTTTGCCTCTTTCTTCTAGTATCTTTCTAGTACTCTTCACTAGATTATAGATATTCTTAGCATTACCTTTCATATCTTCTGGGAAGTGTCTACATGCCTGAATGATATCTTTGGCATTAGATGCTACTTGTCTATCATTCTTAACAAGAGTACCTATATACTTCTGAGTAGCCTTGACAGAGTCTTGTGCATTTACATAGGTAACTGATCCCATATGGTTATTTACTCTTTGTGAATCATATATCAATTTACTTGTATTAGTGGTAGCTTGTTTAAAGTTTCCATTAAGCTCTACTGTTTTATCAAAGTTGAAAGTAAGTTTGTTATCTTCTGATTGGAGGCTAGTAAGATAGTTCTTCTTTCCTGGTAATAGTTCTATCTGTTCAGATGAACTACCTCCTCTATTGCTACTGCCACCACCACTAGATATAGTAATCTTATCTGGTAGATTGTTCAGTATTTCGATTGCTTTAGATACTCCATTATGAACATTTGGTACTTGGGGAGCTACTTCATCTAACAATCGATAGTTAAAGTTACTGCTCATATCATATAGTTGAGTAGTAACATTCTTAGCTTCTGTAACAAACTGCTTACCAACACTCTTTAGCTCATTCATAGACTTCATTATAGTCTGAGCAGCATCTTGTATATCTGCTAAAGCAGATTGCACATTGTCTCTACTAGGATTTATAATATCTTGATGTTTTGTAAGAACTTTAGAAGCATCATGATCTATGGTATATTTCGTATCCAATACGTTGAAGTCTATATAGAACTGTCTCTTCTCATTATCCACCATCATTCCAGGAACTACTGCGCCTCTATCATCAGTCTGATGGATGTTAATAAACACGTCTGGATATATATCGTCAATTTTCTCTATTCCGTCTCCTGATCTAGAGATTAGATACGTACAGTACGGTTCGTCTATAAAAAATAAATACTGTGTGTCATAGAATACATTGATAGAGTTCAAATACTTTACAGTTTGTACAAGTGTTTCTTGTGGTGCTATCATCAACTGTTCTTTGATTGGGTTGTATTTGAACTCTTCTATCAAGAGATGGAGATCTTTCATATATGATGCTGTAATAGCCATCATAGAAGATTGATGGACTACTCCATTTGCTGTTACTTTGTTAGCATTTATAGCAGCCTTTGGTATCAATCCTATATTGACTGTTTTGTATACATCTTCTCTTAATCTAGCACCAGTAACTTTAGCTTCTCTATAATCAACCTCTTTGTTATAGTTTATATCACTAGAGATGAATATAGAGAACTCATCTTCTAAATACTTCTGTAATACAGGAGTCTCTGTATCTGATTGCTTGTCAAACTTATCTATTCTTAGATACAGTCTAGCATCTTTAGCATTCTTTGCTATAGTATCAAATAGATTCTTATCTATAGATAGATTCATCATCATCTTAGGCATGTTTTCATCTAGATAATCAGATACTCTGATGATATCCCTTATATTCTCTGGATGGATATTCATAGTGACACCTTCCATGCCCTCTATCAATATCTTGCCAGATATCTTAAAATGCCACTGTTGCATATCTCATATCTCCCTTCATAATTACTTATGTGTGAAGAATATAGACAAAGATACAGTATACCTCATATGAGGTATACCACTAGATTAGTATATCTTTATAGTAGGATCTTCTGTCTCTTTATAGGGTTTTGCCACATATCCAAAGTCTAGATCATTTGGTTCAAAGAACTTTACATTTATAGCTGATGGTTCTGTCTGAGGCCATAAGGCTTGTCCTTTTATAACCAATATTTCATCATAAGATTTTATCGCATCACATGTGTCATTAGCAGGTGAAGTACATATAGCATGGTTTGGTATTGGTATAAATCCAGATGCATTAGTCCAATCTTTTACAATGCCATCTATAAACATATAGAACTTTCCATATTTCCTAGTAAATGCTACATGATACCAAGTGTTCTGTTCTAACTTGATAGATACAAAGTGAAAAGAATTTGATGATCCAGTGTTGTAAGAACTTATTACTCTATTACCAGAAAGATATAATCCATGTATACCAGGAACAGATGATAGCAGACTAGTACTAAATATATAGAAATCTCCAGTTGAGTTTGTATATTTAAACCTAACGGCTATTGTAAACTCTTCGGAGTCATCTATATTGCCAATATTATCTGTATATACTCTAGTAGAACTTGCTAGATGCAGATATGGTCTATCTGTCACTCTAGGATTATCATCTATTGTAATCTTTGGCTTTCCAAGTTCAGTAAAAGGAGAAGTAGTAGTTCCATACTTCCACTTTACTCCACTTACTTCATCTACCCATTTATTACCACTGGCATGAGCCATAGATAATATAGTACCAGTTATAGGGGGGGGGGGGGTTAATGGCATAATCTGTCACCTGCTTACTATCTTTAATATACTTTTACTCCAAGAGGAGGTACAAGAGGAGGTATGGTAGTGCCTACTGGAATATGGTATTCGTTGAGAACATAATCAGTTGGCAATGTGAATGATTCACTATTCCATAGAGCTTTCCCTCTTATGAAAGTAAAATCATACAATGATCCCATCATAGTAGAATTCCCATCACCTTCTGCTTCAATGAATATCCCTACATATTTCGTAGAACCAAAATCCCAATCGTCTACTCTATTTACAGGACCATTATACTTGCGTACACCATTTATGTATATAGAATACAGATTTGGTTCGTGTCTAACAAATGCTATATGAGTCCAATTGTTGACCATATCTACTTCATCTGTAGGACATACCGCTATAGGCCATCCACTATCAGTTATAATATTTACATTTGGATGTGTTGGGTCTGTATTACTACAGAACAGGGATAATCTTTGATAACTTCTTGCTCTTGCTCCGTTAATTAGAGTACCATAACTGTACGTTTTCTTTACTTTTACCCATGCACAACAAGTCCATGGGATATTCTTATCTATATAAAAGAATGGAGCTTGTCTCCTCTTCATCTCTGGGTTTATATCTTTATTAACCAACATAGTGCTGTTAACATTTTTGAATTGTATGGCGTTATCCTTGCCTACTGTAGGTGGGGGGGGTTCGTAAAATGATAACTCGTAAGTATATAGACTATTGCATTTCTTGCTTATATCAGTTACTTTTGCCCCATTACTTCTAAGTGCAAAGAGGACTTCTACTTCTTCCATCTTCTCAACTCCTTATAGGACTTATTCTACATTACCTATTTGTAGATTACCAAAAAAACGAGAATGATTATTCTCGTCTTCTTTTTGTTATCATCCTTTCTGGACTACTTGTACAGTAGTCTGTTTATTGGATTCATGATTGATATAACTCTCTGCAATATTATATACTGTAGGAATCACATCAATAGCTGTATCTATAAGTACAGCTACAGTCTCAATGGGGTTTACAAAAGACAGAAATGGCATATAGGTTCACCCTCTCTATTTTTTATTTATCAGTGATATACTAGCTTTCTCAAAATACTCATTTGAGTTTATAAGCAGAGTGCCAGTATTAAAGATATACTTTCTAAACCTCTCTCTATCCAAATGGTATTCGGATGGTGGGATATACTCAAATACAACACATGGGTCTACTTCTGGATCTTTGTACATGGAATATATTGTATCATATATCATAACCTCCAAAGAGTAATCTGCTTTGCTGTTATACCATTCATCGTAGTCTTCATGTGATATATTGAACATTGGTCGATATTTCATATCAGTAGGATCTTTATATAGAAGCCATGAATGAGTTTTGTTCCCATCCTCTGATTCCATGTAATAACACCTATGCCAGATATGAGGAAAGTTCTGTTCAAAACAGCATTCTTCAATGGCGGTTACATCCCAGCATCTTCCAGCATTATATTTGAGAACCTCTTCTATACTAAGAGTCTTATACTCATTCTTATCTATTAATTTTCCATCAAGATATGAGATATAATCAAACCTAAAATCAGATAAAGCCATTCCTAGTTCTTTAGGACTTGTTGCTTCCATTATCTTCATATGTATCTCTCCCTTCGTATATATAGTATATAATTTCCACAAGAATTTCCCTATACCTGTTATGGTATAGGGAATTGAATATTATTTGTTGATCCTATATAGTGGAACATCATCCATCTACTACTTGTTTTTTATTCAGCAAGCATAGATAACAACTGACCTCTGTAATCACACAATCTCTATAAAAAAAAGAGAATAGGAGTATGATCCCATTCTCTTTTATCGGATCATCCCTTCTGAACCTGCATTGTAGGTTGCTGAGCATTGGGATCGTGATTGATGTAACTCTCAGCAATATTATAGACTGTAGGAATCACATCAATAACTGTATCAATGAGAATAACTACCGCTTAGATAGGATTTACAAAAGACAGAAATGACATACGGTCATCCTTTCAGAATTGAGCGAACTCTTTTGATCTGTTCTGTGCGGATATATTTCACTAATGCGCTCAATCGGCATATCCTCAGGAACAGATACTTCTCCCATAACCATATTGATTGTATCATCATTCATCCACTCAGGGCTGCTTCCATGATCTGCAATCAGTATAGGATTGATCATCTCTGCAGCAATAGAGAGATCAACCATTTCTGACATGAGATCACGAATTGCTCCTGGCTTCTTCATAGTATGAATCCTCATATGGTGTTCAGCCACGAACATTGCGAGCTCTTTGTATCTTTTGTCTACAAACCCTGGAAGATTCTCGATGATATCTACTCCTACTTTATCATGGCCATGGTGCTTTGGAAGTAGCTCCTTAGGAGTCACTCCCTTGCCAATGTCATGATACAATGCTGCAAATCTTACAGCAACGTCTTTGGTTACGAGCGATACATCGTCGAGAACTTTCATTGTATGCTCGAAAGCATCCACTTCAGGATGATGCTTTGGATCCTGAGTCTGCCCAATCAATGCGTATATTTCAGGAAACTCTTTGGACAAATCTCCTTTCTCTTTGAGATGGTAGAAGAACTTGCTTGGGGTATACATATTGATCAAAGCAACATTCAGCTTCCACCAAGCCCTTCTCAATGCAATACCATCAAGCTTTTCTACAATCGGATTATTCGTTGTCATATTAATCACTCTCCTCTCATATCTATAGTATATAATTTCCACAAGAATTTCCCTATACCTGTTATGGTATAGGGAATTGGGTATCATTTATTGATTCTATATAGTGGAGCATCATCATGCTCATCTACTACTTGTTTCTTTAGTTCTGCTAGCATAGATAGTAATTGGCCAAAGTTATTATCAGTTAATCTAAGATAGGAGTATGTTCCCATATTGGTAATCATCTTCTCTTTAGATATCTGCTTAGCTCTATACTCTGGCATACTACGATTGTTAGGATTATCCCCACCATCTTTAACTTCTATGATTAGATTATATGGGATCAATAGAAAGTCTGTTATCCAATGATGTGTTTTACCATTAAACTTATACTCTAGTGTAGGACCTGGTGCTATAACCTCGTTAGATTTGTACTCTAAGACAGTATCTAGAAACTCCATTAGTTTCTTCTCATACTGCCCTGTATAAGTAAACACTTTACCATCAGACCATTTATATCTACCAGAGATTCTTCTACCTGCTAGCATCTTCTGTTGATGTTCTGGTTCATCGGTTAGATATACTTTGTTGTATATCTTAAGCATTCTATTCTGATAAGTTTTCTTTACTGCTTCATAACACTTAGGATTCCCACAGAGTCTCTCATACTTCTGTCTCTTCTCATTCCATTTAGTAGGCTTACCACATACAGTACAGTTACCATGACCATGTTTATCATTCACTATATCATATACTAGCCTATATGGAGTATAATCATCAGGTATCTCATCATCATGATTCTTCTCTATATGATTGGTAAGCTTATCTCTAATAAGTTTTTCTCCACAATATGGACAAGCATATGTTTTCATATGATATCAAGTCTCTCTCTTTAATATAACTTCACAAGATCACCTTTAAAGTCAAGCGGAAGTAATGTTCTAGGATCAAGTTGTATATCAGAATCAATAGTCTTATATCTATACCCAAAGCTTATTTGAGTAGGATCGAAATTTTCTGTCCATAAAGCTTGATTCTTTATGACTACTATCTCATCATATGATTTATTTTGAGATACTCTATTATCACTATCTGTTTCAAGATAGTTGTATGATATACAGTCATGATCCCATGGTCTAACATCCAAAAGATTACCATTCAAGAAGAAATAAACTTTTCCATCTTTTCTACAGACTGCAGAATGATGCCATTTGTTTACATCTACCGAAGAACTACAATATCCCCCATTACTGAACCCATATCCAGACGCTGTATATCCATATCCACCATTATTTGAGAATACTAGCATGTTGTATGGATATCCACTTACTCGCTTTTTATTCCATGAACCAAGCAGATCTATATTCCCTATCAAACTATCTATTTTAAACCAAATGGATATAGTGAAATCTTCTAAGTTGCCTATATTTTCTCTTAAAGTCTCACAATATGCTTTGCATTCTGTTAGTTTGAAGTATGGTTTGTTTTGCAATCTTCCAGAATCTTTAAGTATTTCTACTTTTTTAATAGTTCTAGCCGTCGTATCGAGCCATAATCGCCATTTATTACCAGATACTTCATCATATATTTTGTTTCCATTTACATGACAAAGAGACAACATATTACCAGTTATCTGTATAGGGGGGGGGGGCAATTGGCATAACTCTACACCTTCTTTGATCTATTATTTGTTTTAATATAATCTCAAGCTATCATTATCAGTTATATATTTATATTCTGGATATTGATCCATAGGAAGAACGGTAAAGTCTTCTTTATATAGACAAATATCTTTGTGGATAACTACTTTGTCTATCCACCCAGTTATAGATCCAGAATCAGTTGTGTTAAATAGGTTTAAGATATCAAAGAAATTTATTGGAGATCGCATATTTTGCGTCGTATAGATTAATTTCCCATTGAGTGTAACATATGACGTTCCATCAGCATCTTTGCAAAAAGTAATGAAAAAGATATCCAGTTCTTTTCCAGATATAATAGATGACACATCAGTTAGATTGGCGCGTGCTGAAGTAGAATTATCATCTATAAATATATAGTTACCATATTCGTATCCAATGTCATTCTCTGCTATTGAATTAAAATAAAATCCAATCTCTTCGTATCCACTACCAACTGTATTCCTTTTTGTAAATAGAGATGCACTATATGCTCCACTTGGATTCTGGATCTGCTTTTTTGCATGGAATGATATCTTGCCATACTTAGATTTAGAAGTATATCTTTTGTTTACTACGTCCACATCATTAATCTGCATTCGTTTCCATTTACCAGTACGCTCTTTGGTCCCATCCAAATAAAATATGCATCTATCTGGTACTATTACTGGGGGGGGGGTTAATGGCATAACTCTACACCTTCTTTAATCACCTATTGTTTTCTTATCATTTGTATCTAATACGGGATGAAATCTAAATGATGATCTAGATCTACCATCTATCTTAATAGCTTTACTCTCTTTTGGTTTATGTAATATATCTCCAGTAACTGATAGAGAAGGCTTTGTATTATCTCCTACAACACCTTTGTTTCTGTTATCATTATTTGTCATAGTTTCTAATAGAGATCCTATATGTAGCATATACATATCACCTTCTTTATCTCTTATATAAATACATATAACCATAGCAACAAGAGAGCAGATATAAGCCCTCTTGTTGATCGAATGTATGATAAACTTTTCTTAGATGCTATTATCAATACTTGTTCTGACTACTTGTCCCATATTTAACATCTGCAGGACTCATACTATCAAAACTAGCCTTCTTAGGAAGGGGTTTATACAGACGGGTACTCTGACGCCTACCACTAAGCTCATTCATAGCCTTACTATGAAATGCCGCTTCATTAATAACGTCAATGAGGGTTCCAATACTAAGCATATTATACACATCCTTACTATTTCTCAAAGAGAATATTATGGTTTACCTTTTTGTTACCCAATGACCGAATTGATTTGCATTATAGTAAATGGATACACTCTTATAATACGAAGAAGTTGCTTAAGATGATAACTCTTTCAAGTTATATTAATAGACTATCATTTCCCATACCTCGTATGAGGTATGGGAATTGTATTGGTTTACTTAGTTAAGCACTTCTAGCATACTTAGCAAGAGTATTATATCTAGACCTCTGCATTCTATCAGCAAGAGATCCAGTTCTAGGACCAACTTTACCAACAATAGAGGATTTAGATTCATCGTCTACTGATTTTCTTGGGAGAGCACTATATAATCTAGAACTAGGTCTACTACTCATAGCAACATTCTTCATTGTATCACTATAGTAGCCAGTTTTGTGTACTACTTCTAAGAGAGTTCCTACTACCATCTTTAATCCTACTTTCTTATCTTAGTATAACTTTATATCATCAGTCAATGGTTTCTTATATCGTATATCGGTTATAAAGATATCTCTATAGAGAACCACTTTATCTATAGAACCTATAAATGCATATGCTCCACCATAGTTTCCACCTACAACCCCTAGAGTCAGATTGCTTAGATCATACTGTGGTGCTAATGCATTCCCACTATTTCCTATAAAGAACTCTTTGCCGTTCAAATAGAAATGCATAGTTTTAGTACCAAGTTCTCTAGAAATAGCATATAGATTCCAATCATCTTGGTCTATTGATGGTTGAACAGCTGTCATCTTAGGACCACTTACAGCTCCAGTTACATCATCATCAACATATAACGTATTATCATTTATATCTCCGATACATCCGAAGTTGAATCCATGGCCTAATCCAAAACCAAACTCTCTAAATTGTGGTTGATATGGGTACGATCTATTTAGTTTAACCCACGCAAACAGTGTAAACGCATCTGTTGATGGAGATACTTTAGATTGATCTATTGGAGTATAAATAGCAGACCCATTTGGTCCCTTGGACACATGTACTCCATCTTCAAATACCATATCTGAAGATTGAGACACCTTTTGGTATAATCCCATCTTCTCTACATTGCCGTCAAGATAAAATATAGTCTTATCTGGAACGATTATGGGCTCAAAATTATCTTTCTTTGTTTGATTACTCATTCTCTATCCCCCCCCCCCCACATATAATGGATATATATAAGGAGGAAAATGAAAATATGCTTAAGAATTGTCGGAAGGGTTGTTATTTCTATTATTTCCACCTTGCCTCTGTTGTATAGTAGCCAAGTGGGTTCTTAATATGGTGATATAGTCTCTGTATATCTTACCAGCAGCTGTAACCTTGCAGTTGAATACATCTTTCACTATATTACAAGCAACTTGCTTCCTCTTCATTGCCAATGTCTTCTCAGAGTTCTTATCATCCTTCTCCATCTTAGGAGTTCCTCTAGGATCTGTATTCTTATAAGGAGTATTCTTAGATGGATCTACATTACCACTAGTAGTAGTATTATTGCTTCTACTGCTACCAGGTGTTAGATTAGGAGTAGAAGATTGATTAGCAGTTGGTGCTTGATTGCTATGAGATGCTACAGCAACATTAGCATACTCTACTAACATAGCTTCTCGCATCAATAACCAATCAGCAGATGCATGTTGTACTGTAGCAATATTGTTGCTAGCATTAGCGTTAGGATTGGAAGATGCTACTTTATTGCTAGATTGCTGTTGTGTATTTAGGTTTTGTAGATCATTCTCTGCTGCTTCAGAATCGTTCTGTTGACCAGATACAGGATCTCTGTTGATGAATGATATGATAGATTGTAGTTGATTCTGTAGTATATGAACAGTTTGGTTATAATTCATACAGTAGTTATACATACCAACCATCATAGAGGTTAGCTGTCTAGAATCTAAGTTCTGTAATCTATCTTCTCCAGAGTAGTAAGCTTTAGCAAAGTCTAAGAAGTCATCTCCATTTCCTTGATAGGATTTTATGATAGACTTCATAAACCACTTGTTATTGTTATCTACTCCATCATCATCTCCATCTACTTCTATTCTAGATAGATTGATAGTATTCAGTGCATTTGATATAGGTTCTCTTATTCTATATAAAGCCGATCTATAGTCAGGAGCCTTATTAAGAGTACAAGAAGGATCTATAGGATACTTAGATGGATTGAAGTATTCCGCATTATCTTTAAGCATTGGATTATACTTCTTCATTTGGTCAGAAGCAAACTTACTATACTGAGCGAAGTTGTTCTTCAATAGTATAGCAGTCTCTCCTTTCCATTTGATATACCAAGATTGATTCGCTATAGGAGCTTCTTCTTGCAATAATTGTTTTGATATAAGCATAGAGGCTTCTACAAGAAACTTGTTTCTTAGATCTACTAACAATGGGTCATAATCTAAGAACTCTCTATTCAAGATCATTTGGTCTATAAGCCTCCTTTCTATATTTTATTTATAAGATCTAGTATAGTTTAAAGGAACTATCTCTATCACTAAGAGCTTTCCATTTATATCCCCAATTTATATCAGAATTGAAATTTTCCGTCCACAATGCTTGTCCTTTGATAAGAACTATCTCATCATAACATGAAGTAGCAGATCCTGGATAATCGTAGCCATCAGAAGTACCAATCTGATGTTTCTTTACTACAAGATATGGCACTGGATCGCTGGCTTTTAATTGCCCATTTATAAACATATGGCCAATTCCATTCTTTCTAGTAAAAGCTATACTGTTCCAGGTATCTATCGGTGGAGTTTTGGTTGAATTTTCTACAGTAGGATTTCCAGCATTATTGCTACAAATATAACTATAATACCCATATAACAGTCCAAACCCACCTGGATCTGTTGTCCAATTATGGCATGTAGTGCATATCAATACATATGGATTACTACCCATAGCTTTATATCTGATAAAGTATGTAAAATCTTCTGTTTCATTTATATTATCAGCTAAGTTTACTGTGTATATATTATTGCGATCAGTCAATGCTATATATGGTTTGCCATTAGTAGCTGAGTTCTTATCAGAGATAGAAAATTTATCAAGATCTGTTGCATAATCTCTCTGTGTCCACTTTACTCCACTTACTTCATCTACCCATTTATTACCATTGGCATGAGCCATAGATAATATAGTACCAGTTATAGGGGGGGGGGGGATTGAGATAATAAACCCCCGGTTTTTTAAAA